CTTAACTCGCTGCCTGAGAAATCCACGGGCGCGAGCGTGAATCTAGAGGATGCTGATTTCAATTACGCCGTTTCCTGCAGTCGGACCGTGAGCTATCCGGAGGTCTACACTCCGGAGCCATGCGGGGAAAACTGGAATCTGCAAATCAGCGCGTGGCCCAAGCCGAAACCCGCCGAAGTCGGGGAGATGACGCCCATCGCGGGGCTGGGAGAGTCACGGTGAAACTCCTCAAGCAACGCTCGGCCGATCACGGCATACAAGTTCACGCGGCAGTCAAGCCGCGCATCTACGAGCAGGACGACGTGCAGAAAGACCGCATTGGGCGGGCGAGGAAGATGGTCGAGGCTGCAATCGGCGGGCGCAAAGGTATCCGCATCGTCGAACTCGGCTGCGGGACCATGGATATCTCGGGCCCGTTCTCGTCCGCCCAGCACGTCTACGGCGTCGAATGCAATCCGGAATCCGTGGCGATCGCGACCGAGCGCTACCCGCATGCCCACCTGAATGTGATCTCGCTTCAGCCGGAGGCCTGCGACGTGCTCATTCTCTGCGAGTTTCTGGAGCACATCGAAAATCCCAGCGAACTCGTCTCGAACTGGCTGCCGCTGGCCAAGCAGTGCGTGATCTCGCACCCGCTGAACGGCGATCTGAAAGAGGACCTGAGCGGCGGAGAACATCAGTGGTCGTTCTCGCAGGAAGATTTTGACGGCTGGTTCCAGCTCGGCGGCCACAAACTGGTCGCGCACGAAGTGTTCAAGATGGAGGGGTATCAGATCGTCATGGGACGAGGAGCGAGGAACTAGATGGGATTCGGACACGGAATCCAGGCGCGAACAAGCCCAGAAGAGTCCCACGTTTGCATCTTCAACCACGAGCTAGTCGGGGAAGGTGGCATCTTCCGTTTGTTGGGCTCCGGCGGGGTCCGAGTCCGCGTTGACGAAGACTTCGTTCGCATCGGCTGTGTCCGCATGAAGCGGAATACATGGCGCAAACTGGTCGAGCGTGTGGAAGCCCTGCTCGGCAGCGACAAACTCTCGGCCTAATGTCTTTCCGTGACCCATCGCAGCGCGAACATATGCGCGCCGGCCACCTGGCCGCACTGAGAAGCCCGAACACGCCGAAGCACCTGAAGCCGCACCTCGAACGACTCTCGCAAAGCCCGCAGAAATTCCAAGCCCGGACCAACCAAGGAGCCCAACCCATGCTACCGCCCAGCCCGCAACGCAGCCGTAAGTTCCGCGCCCCGGTCCCACCGCGCTCGCCCGATGCCAACAATGCTTCTCCGCGCGGCGGCACTGTTCCGCCGAACCAAGTCTGGAGCCCGGGCACCAACGAATTCGAAAACCCCGGCGACGCGGAGTCCTTCGAGCAGCAGGGCACCGACACCACGCCCATGGGCCGCAAGGTCAAGACCACGACCGCGCAGCCGAAGCCCGCGGGATCGCGGCCGATGAATGTCACCGCGTCGCGGCCGATGCGCAAAGGACCGGGCATCGTGCAGACGCAAACGGCGACGGTGCGGCCGCCGAAGGCTCCGGGACTGAATCAGAACTTGCCGCGGGTCGCGCACGCCCAACCAAGCGCCACCGGGCTGAACAAAACCCTCAACCCGGTGCGGAAACAGCCGAGCGCCTCCGGCCTTTCGAAGAGCATCTCCGTCGCGAAGACGCGCAACATGCGCGGACCGGGCGCGAACCCGGCCTTCTACGGCGACTTCGGGATGTAGTTTTATTCCGACCAACGCAAAGCCGAAGCTCTCTCATGCCGCAGTTCACTTCGAACACCCCGCCAAGGGGAAGGATCGCTGCTCGCTCTGCGTACACTTCCTGCCCGGAGAGCGAGGAAGAGGAACTCACTGCCGCATCGTCGCAGAGCCGGTTACTGCTGTTGATTGGTGTGAACGATTTAAGGATCGTGGCATGGCAAAGCTGACCAGCAAACAACGCAACGCGCTCCCGGCGAAGGATTTCGTTTTTCCGAAGTCGCGGAAGTTCCCGATTGAGGACGCAAATCACGCGCGGGATGCGGAGTCCCGAGCCGCAGCCAAAGGGCCGGGTGTTGAAAAGAAAGTTCGCGCCGCGGTGCACCGGAAGTTTCCGTCAATTGGGGCGCGGGCGTTTTACGGGGAGACGTAAGGATGACGGGTGCCCATTGAATCGTATAGCGATTTGTAGCGCTCACCGGTCCGGACGAAGCCGTGGCCGTCCACGAATACCACACGGTAGACCCAGAAGGGTTCGGGATCAGGCTCCATGTTGAGCCATTCAATGTCAGCAGCTTTGGGCGCGATGATCTCTTTCGGGAAGCTGTATACGCGGAACGGAAAGGTTCTCACCGCTGCTGATGCCGCAACGCCACCGATAGCGAGCCGTAAGAAACCGCGCCGGTTCATGGCCGAATTATAGCGCCGGCGTTTTTACGAGGAACCCTGACTCATGCGATTTCACGCACAAAACCTGAACGAAAAGAATGATCGCGTCGTCGGTCCGATGTGGCGGCACGGCCGCTGCTGGATCAACGTTCTGCGCTCACAGTGGCGCTTTGAGTGGCTGATCTTCCTGCGGTCGTCGATCGGCATCGTGCTCGACCTGGCTGACTATGACGAGGACGCGATCGGCGGCCACGTCGGCATCGGGTTCCTTGCCCTGCATTGGGGCTTTCAGAATCGCAGGCTTCGTCAAGTGATGGAACGGCTGACCTCGCGGGACAAAGCGCCGCGCGTCCTCGACTGCTGCCAAGTCTGCCGCCATCCTCGATCGGACGGCCGTCACGAACTCCACCCGTTCCAACCGATAACATACTGGTCGACCAACGGCCGCAATATCGGACTGCGCTGGTTCGAAGGTTCGCTCTGGGTCGATCTCTGGAACGATCCGATGGAAAGTCGCAGCGTCGATCCGTGGTGGTGGCATCTCTCGATCTGTCCGATGGATCTGCTGCTGGGTCGCACTCGCTACGAACAAACGGAACTCACGAAAGAGCGCGTCGTCGTTCCCATGCCCGAGGGCGGCTATCCCGCGACGGTGGAAATTTTCGAAAGCGTCTGGCGCAGGCCTCGCTGGCCCGGAGTCTGGCGGCGGATGATCCGGTCGACAGTCACGCCGGACACGCCGATTCCCTTCCCCGGCAAAGGGGAAAGCGAGTACGACTGCGGGGAAGATGCGACTCACTCGATGACTGGCGCATACGACACCGCGCTCAAAGCAGCGATGGGTCTGAGCGAAAGCGTGATGCGCCGCCGAATCCGGTACGGCGCCGGGTGGAACTATCAGCCCGAAGCTCTGCGTGTCTGAATTTTCATGCCAGCCGTTTCCCAGAAGCAGCAAATCGCGATGGCCATTGCGGAACACGCGCCCGATAAGCTCTTCGCGCGGAATCGAAGCCTACTCGGCATGAGCCATCAGCAGCTTCACGAGTTCGCGTCGACGCCGCGGAAGAATCTGCCGAAGCGCGCACCGAAGGCCAAATCTCGCAACCAAGCGTTCTACGGCGCATGAGCGTTCTCCGCCCTCTCGGCTTCTCGAATCCCGGTATGCCCGCGGTGGGCGTCGCGCTCGAAGTCGATTGCCCCGTGTGCCAAGTTCCGGCCGGAGCGAAATGCGCCGTCAGTAACGGCGAGCGTATTGTTTTGCGCCCGCCCCACGTCGAGCGCGGCCGCAACGCCCGCTGGTCCTCTATGTTCCCCAGCGAGACGATGTACCCGAGCGAGAAGACCCTGTGAATCCGGCCAATACCAGCTTCCCGCACCCCGGCATCCAGGTGCACAAAAACCAGCACGGCATCACGTGCATGCGCCTGCACTACGACGCCGACCCCAATAAGGGCAAAGGGAAAAAGACCTTCGTTCCGGCCATCAACATGGAACTCTCGCCCTGGGCCCTGAAGCAGTACGAGCAGATGACCGACCCCACGCTCTACCTGCGCGAGTACGAAATTCAGGCGGAGGCCACGCTCGGCTCGCTGATCTACCAGATGGACGACGAAGCCACGCTCGAAAAAAGCTTCCCGATCCCACCGACCTGGACCCGGCGCATGTCGCTCGATCCTCATCCCAGCGTGCCACATGCGTTTCTTTGGTGCGCGACCGACCCCTGGGGCGATCGCTGGTACTACCGCGAGCTGTGGCCCTCGAAAGTTTGCTTCCGCTATGACGGCCTGCGACTGCTCGGGGCAAGCGGGCCGTGCCCTCCGGACGATCCCGTGGTGCGCATCAAGGATTATGTCGAAACCGTGAAGTGGCTGGAGTCTTCGGAGAATCCGGAGAACGTCGACGCCAAGGCCAACCGCTTCGACGAAACAATCTTCGCCCGCGTCATCGACTACACCGCGCGCGCCTTCGGCAAAGGCACCAACGACGATCCCGAGCAGCCGAACTTTCAAACCCGCTACGAGCAGTACATGAGCCTGCCCGACACACGGCTCTCCTGCCCGCTGTTCCAGGATGCGAAAAAAGACCACGACGTGGGCTTCGAGATGGTCAACGCCGGGCTGAAGCCGCGGCGGACGGTCGGTTCCGACGACAAGCCGCGGAAACGCTCGGCGATTCACATCTTCGCCGACAAGTGCCCCGAATTGATCTGGCAGATTCGGAATCTGCGCCGCGCCCGCCTCACGCCGGCGCAAGCGACGCAGAAAGACCCCAGCGGCAAAGCGGTCCAGGTCCGCGCCCACCAGTGCGACAACCTGCGCTACATCGAGATGTCGAACCCGATCTACATCGCGCCCTCGAAGCCGTGGCCGAAGCAGAGCCGGCTGGCGGAAGGGTTCAGCTACTAGGACGTGGGGATAATCCAACGACATTTCGGCGATCTGGTTTTCGTGGTGTCGGTCTCGGAAGCGCCACGCAGGTCGCGGAAACATCCGAACGACGTTCTCTCGCGTTCGTGGTCTGGGGTTCGACTCTCGGCCCATTGCGCGAAGGACAAGCACTGGCAATGCACAGCGAAGCGTTGCGTCTGCCCGTGCCACAAAAGCGGCCATTGATAGATATGCCTGAAATAACCAAAGAACTAGCGTGCGCCGAATTCGTCGTCGTGAATGGAATCAAGGTCGTCTGTGGCGAGGCGGAAAGTAAGCACACGCCCGAGGCGGCCCGGGCGGACGTCGGGATGGATCACAGGTTCGTCCCCGCCACGTGGGACGCTGAAGACGATTGAATTCTTAAATCGCATGAGCAACTCGAACCGACACACCTGCACGAAAGCCGCGGCTGGCTGGCAAAAGCCCGGCCCATGCCGCGAGTGTGAATCCGAGAAACGCTCGCAGGAATTCTTTTCGAAGCTGTTTCGTAAGCCCACCGAATAACTTCTCATGGCCACACCAACAGGCAGCTCCGGCGTCGTCTCCGACATCATCCAGCGTCGCGACGAGTCCAAAAAATGGCTCCGCTACAACTACTGGGATGAGTGGGTCGAGACCTGGCGCATGATCAAGTGCCGGACCAAACCCCTGCGCAAAACCGATTCCGCCGGCAAAGAGACCAACGAGGAAGACAAATCCCGCACCAACGTCGAATCCGGTCTCGCCAATCTGATCTACCGCAAGAACGTCGCCCGCCTGAGCGCCCAGCCCTACACTCTCCGCGTGCGCGGCGGCAACGATCCCTCTGCAGCTCCACGCTTGAGCTCCCTTCTCTCCCATCAATACGACCGCTCCCAGGAACGAACTGAAGACGTCCGCGTGCGCATGGCCGCGGAGTCGCTCGGCATCGGCATCTCGAAGCTGTACTGGGATTTCATCTCGCGCACGATGGTGTTCCGCCAGGCGATTTTGAAAGAGGGCAAGATCGTCAATCGCGACCGCGCCGCCATGATGCGCTTCCGCCAGGCGCCCGACGCCGAGATTCAGCAGGCGGTCGAAGAGTACGGCGCGAACATGACCGACGACGAAGTGAATGAGTTCATGGCGAAGTCCGGCGCCGAGATCACCGTCCCGCAAGTCGTCGACAAATACGAAGGCCCGCGGCTGAAGTGCTGCTTCCCCGGCGACGTGTACTGGGAGCCGTTCGCGCGCACCCTGCGCCAGTCGAGCTTTGTGACCGAGTGCTATCGCGAGTCCGACCTGTGGCTCAAGAAAATGCTGGGCGTGAAGTACAAGGACCCGGAGACCGGGCAGCAGACGCCGGCGTTTGATCCCGACGCCGTAGCCGGCCTGGTGCGGCTCGATCCGGAGCCGGTCGTGGTCAAAGGCGAGTTCCAGGAGCTGAAGGATTTGTTCCGCACCGCGGTGGGCAAGCAGGACCAGGTGCAGTATCAGTTCCCGCGCAACCTGCGCGTCCGCAAGATGTACGACATCCTCGAAGAGCACAAGCAGGATGACGACGGGCGGATGTGGATCACCTGGGTTTCGGAGAACTATCGCGACAAGGTTCTGGGCAAGATGCCCTACCCGTTCAACTTCTACGGCGATACGGCCTTCACCGACGAAGTGCCGCTGCCCGATCTGATCGACGCGATCGGCGACTCGACGCCGCGCCTGCTGCGCTTCATGTTCATGCTGTTCAACCTGCAGCATTGCCAGAATTTTGATTACGTCACCAACCTGATCCGCGTGACCTATCTCGCACCCGCGGGACTCGACTTCGATACCGACATGCTGGAGCGCGGCATCTTCCGCCTAGTGCGCGTCTCGGGCGGCAATCCCGCATCGCTGCAGCCCGTTCCCACGCCGCCGCTGCCTCCCGGAGCGATGGAGCGCGGCGCCTCGATCATGCAGCTGATCGGCATGTTTGAACCCTCGTTGCAGACCACCACGGACGGAACCACCTACAGCCCGCAGTCTTCAAAGACCGCCACCACCGCGGTGTTGAACGCGAAAGCCGCCGACGTGCTGCTCGCCTTCAAGATGGAATCGCGCAACTTCTATCTCTACCAGCTGGGCATGAAGAAAATCTGGATGAACCAGCAGATGGCGGACATGGACAAGAGCTGGGAAATCCCGTCGAAGTTCTTCGGCTCGCAGATGCGCGATTACTTCCAGTCGAAGGGAATCGATCCCAACAAGTTCCTGGAACAACAGCAGCAACAGGCGGCACAGATTCCCTGGATCATCACCGATCAGTCGGGCGTGATCTCGACCGTGAAGCTCGATCCCATGGAAATTCAGGAAGACTTCGAGGTCGAACCGGAGTCCGGCTCCTATATGGCCGTGGACGACGATCTGCGCCGGCAGGCCGCGGTCGAACTGGACCAGGTCGCGATGCAGGCTCCGGACGTGCTCGATCGGCGCAAAGTCGTGACCAATCACCTGAAGACCATCAAGGGCATCGACAATCCGGAAGACTTCCTCGCCCCGGTGAAAACGACTCCACCACCTCCGCCGGTGAAAGTGAACGTCAGCCTTACCGGAAAGATCGAGGACGTGCCGGGCGCCATGAACGCGCTGCTGCAGGAGCTGGGCCTGCCGCCCTCGCCCGATCTTGACGAGATGCAGCAGACCAACACGCTGAAGCGCATCAGTGAATCCGCGGATCACGCGAGCAACCTGCTATCGACGGGGCAGGAAGACGAAGAGGGCAGCACGCCGGAGCACGAAGCGGAGACGGTGACGGCGTGAAGGTTGTTCTCCGGAAGAACGCCCTCTATTTCGAATGTCCGGCACAGAACTGTGGCAATGTCCGCGTCCCACTGGACGGAGAGCCTCACTGGAACTGGAATGGATCACTCGATAAACCGACGATCACGCCCTCGGTAAAGATTCAATGGGACTTCGGCGAAGAACCGAACCGTACGCACAATATTTGCCACTTCAATGTCATCGACGGAGTGCTTCACTTCTGCGCCGACTGCACGCATGAGCTGAAGGGACAGAAGATTCCCATGCCCGATGTGGCCCCGGATTTCGAGAAGTTCTTAGCAGATTGAGATGGACCTGACCGACATCGAGCGCCAGACCCTCGCTACCTTTCTGGCCACCCCCGGTCCGGTGCGATCCGCGATCACTAAATTTGCCCAGAACCAGCGCGCCCACTGCGAACGCATGAGCGCCGACGCCTTGCGCACCATCCCGCGACAGATCGAAACCGCCTGCGATCAGGCGGCCAAAGCGGAAGTTTACGCGACGCTGATCGATGAGCTGCAGCGCTTCGCGGAGAAATAGATTTCGAGTTTCATTCCGAGCTTCGGGTTTCGAGTTTCAGAAAACGAGAAAAGGGGAACTGATTGTATGGCAGAGAAAATGAAAAAAGGTGAGTTGCGCCACATCCGGATCGAGCCATCGGAAAACGGCGGCGCCGTGGTGACCGTGCACAAGAAACAAACCTCCGCCAAGGCCCAGAAAGGCCCGTGGCTTTCCGACTCCACCGAAGAGATTCACACGCATCCCACGCCGCAAGCCGCGGGCGTGCACGTGAAGAGCCTGCTCGAACAGCACTTCGATAAAGCCGCGCCAGCCGCCAGCGATCGCGCCGCCGACAAAAAGCAGTGGGGCAGCAAGACAGCCACCGGCAAAAGCGAGCCGATCTCGGACGACGGCCCGGACGCGCAGCAAGCTTAAGACTTGTCGCGGACGTCGGGAACTATAGCTTTCCCGCACTTCCGGCACGCGAGTCGCGGCTTGTCCACCGGACTCGGCATGCCGATCTGAAAAAAGTCGTGCTCGTTGTACTGACATTCACGCGGCGGCGATGAAACGCTTTTCTTGTTTTTCATGCGCCCATTTTAGACCCAAGTTTCGCCGGAGAAACCACGCTCCGGTATTCACGCACCAAGCAAGTTAGGAGAACATCATGACGCCTGTTGAAACCGCACCGGTAACCACCCCGGAAAGCGCGCCGGCAACCACTCCGGCCGCCGACGGCTTCAGTAGCTTTTTGGGAGTCGAAGCTGAGACTCTGCCCTCGCTCCAGCCGCGCGAAACCCCGGCACCTGGCGGCGCTGAACCCGAAGGCTCGCAAGAGTCCACGGAAGAAGCAGGAGCGGGCGAAGAACAAGCTGAACTTCCCGAAGAGACCATAGACGGCGAACCCGCAACTGAACTCGAACCCCAAGGCGAGGAAACGGACGACAACTGGCTCCCCACCGAGCAGGCGAAGGAGTTTCCCCTTGAGGTTCTGCAGCAGTACGCGGAAAAGCGCGGCTATGACTGGGCAAAGATTTCCGCCGATCCCACACTTCAGCGCCTGCTGAAGGACAAACTCAACACCGACATCTACGTCGAGCAGATGCGGCAGGAGACCGAGAATCAGGGCTTCGAGGAAACCACGCCCGAAGAGACTGAGCTACCGGCCGATCCCGCAGCAGCTGCCGATCCGCGCGCCGAGTATCGCCAGCGGGTCGAGACCATCGCCCAGAAAATTGACCCCGCGGCCACCGAAGCGCTGGGCAAGGAGCTGCTCGCTGCTTTTGGCGTCACCACCGACGTCAAGAAGCTGGAGCAGATGCTCGCCGATCCCAAGTTGACGCCCGAGGCCCGGCAGGAAGTCCAGTCTGCCATCGCCTTGTCGCGCAACGCGGGAGTGGTGGGCACGACCCTCGCCAAAGGCGCGATCGACCTGATCCTGACTTCCCTTCCCGAAATTCTTCCCGCGGTCATGGAGTCGGTTGCTCCCGGACTGCTCGGAGCCTACCAGGGATGGAGCCAGGTGCAGGCCGCCAGCGGCGCCTGGAACGAAGTCAGCCAGGCACGCGACGGCCGCGGTCAGCCCGTGTATTCCAACCTTCCGCAGTATGGGACGAAGGAATTTGCGCAGCTGACGGTGCGGGCGGAGCAGCAGTTGGGTCTGGCCAAGGGCGCACTCGGCGAGATGGCGGGACGGGGATTCATCCGCGAGGCCTACACCATGGTGGCGCAGGTCGCCAGCGGTCAGAGAGTCTCCCCGCAAGCGGTGTCAAGAGCGGTGAGTGTGGGACGGCAGCAGGAACGCAATCAGCAGGAGCGCCGCGCTACCGGGCGCGCACTGGGAGCCGGGCAACAGAGCCGACAGTTTGGACAGGAAGAACCGGCGGATGCGGTTCGCGACGAATTGCGCAGGGCGATCGCGGAGCAGAACTCCACCTCGACCCCCTTCGCGGGCGCAAGAACCGTAGGGTCGTAAGCGACCTTCCGAAACTCTTACCATTTTCCCCCTCCAAATGAGGACGGCAGAAAAGGAACCTTTCCTTGGCTGAGCAAAATATCCGCACCTTTCAGGACTATCAGACCGAAGGCACGCTGGTTCGCGACGTAGCGATCGACATGCTGCTGCTCGAACCCGACCGCACCCCGCTGTACGTCCTCACCAACAATTCGAAGCGCAAAAAGACCGTCTACAACCCGATCTTCGAATGGCCCGAAGACCAGGATCTCCCGATGCTGGGCACGGTCTCAAACGGCACGACCAACCTCAGTTCGGTTGCCACCAACATTCCCGTCGTCGATGTCACCATCTTCGGCGTGAACGATATGGTGCAGATCCCGACCGGTGGCGACATCGGAACCGGTATCGAGGAAGTGGCGCTGATCACCGCCGTCACCATCGGAACCGGCACCCCGTCGACCACCGCGTATCAGATCGGCGCCGTCGCCGGCACGATCACGGTCACCCGCGGCTTTGCCGGAACCACCCCGGGCACGGTCGGTGCGACCCAGTCGCTGCGCATCATCGCCACGGCCGCAACCGAAGGCGGAGCGATCCAGACGCCGCGTTCGCCCTATGTGACGCTGAAAACTTCGGCGGCTCAGATCTTCGAGCAGCCGGTGCAGATCACCCGCATGGGCGCGTCCACCCGGACCTACTACGACCGCAACGAGCGAGCCCGACTGCAAATGCTCGCCATGCGCCGGGCGAAGCTCGAAATCGAGGACGCCGGCATCTTCGGCGTGTACTCGCAGACGGTCAACGGGACTTCCACCCGCCTGACCTCGATGGGCGTGCGCTCGATCATCTCGCCGTTTGTCACCGACATGGGCGGGACGGTCACCTATCAGTCCTTCCTGCAGGCGAATGAATTCACCTTCCGTTACGGTTCGCCGCAGAAATTGCTGATCGCCTCGCCGCTGGTCAAGACCGCGCTCGACTACTACGCGGCCAACAAGCAGCTGGTGAAACCGGACATCGATCTGTTCGGCGTGAGCCTGAAGAAGTTCGTGACCTCGAACGGTACGTTCCTGATCGCCAACAACTTCAACATGGGCGATTTCAACGCTTCGACCAACTACAGCTACGAAGCGCTGGCGATCGACCTGCCGTCGATCGAGTTCTGCCCGCTGTCCGACAACGGGATCTCAAACGACACCCAGCTGATCACCAACTACGACACGACCAATCCGAAGCTGATCAAGGATCTGGTCTACACCCAGGCGGGATGGAGAGTCCGGCATCCGGCAAGGCACGCAAGATTTACTAACTGGACGGCGTTCCAATAGTTTACGAGTGGCGTGCGGGGTGCTCGTGTGTCCCGCACGCCATAGCGTAAAGAGAAGCTTGCCGCGCGTCCCAAGGGTTTTCGGGGGAGGACTCCAAACGACGCGCGGCAGGCTGCTGTTTTTCGATTCACGACGTCTCTATGTGGATTGCAAGTCATAAAGTCGCTGGCTTCATACGCCACAGCCCAGGATCCCAGCGAGATCGGATTGGTCGAGGTGCCCATTTTTCTTCTGGCCAGGGCTTGTCTCCGGGTGCAGATGGCCTACATCTTTTTGCGCCGCGGCGAATTTCGGAAGGCTCGGACTGAGCTGATCTCGGCCGATCCGGTGAGAGCGGCGATCCGAGAGCAAATCAAAATACAAAACGAACACGCGCGATTTTTGGCGCAGCAAGAGAAGGAGCATTTATGCACGTAGCAGCGGAAAACTGGAAAGCGAAATGCCTCGCCTGTGGCGAAGAAGTCACCTTCACCCGCGACGAGCAGCACCCGAACGGCAACTGGCAGTGCTCGAAGCTGCCCAAACATCACAAGGTCCAGGAGCGCACCTACTTCCACCTGGGCGGCGCGCATATTCAAAACTGGCGCGAGCGCCGCGGCTGGGGGCCGCAGATCATTCTCCGGGCCGGTTATTCGATCACCGATCCGCGGACCGGCGTGTCCTCGCTTGAGCCGACGGTGCGGATCTGGTTTTCCGGGCAGCAGCTCACCACCGAAGATCCGGAGATCCAGTTCTTGCTCGAGACCAAAAACGATGCCTGCATCGCCTGGGGCGAAGAAGGCAAAAAGAACTGGCAGCGCATCTATCTGACGCAAGAGCAGCAGAAGGATCTCGCCAACGCCGAACTCGAGTCGCTGAACCGGCAGATCCGGGACGGCAATGCGTTGCTGGCCGACGTCCAGTCGCGCACCAAGTCGAAGCAGACCGCCGCGGCCAGTTAGTCGTCTTCCTCTGTGCCCGTGCCGAAACTGAAGATCGATCGCGCGCACTCGCTCGCGCTGCTTGCGGGCAAACCTGTCACCGTGAAGATTCCGCCCAACGCGAAAGCGATCACGCTTCTCCTTGATATGCCGAACGTATCCGCCGATCTCGACAGCCTCGCCAAAGTGATCGACGTATTTTTCAACGGGAGGAAAGCTTAAGTGTCTACCTGCCGTGGATGCGGGGCCGACGCGCTGCGAACCTGCGCGCGTTTCGGCCCCGATATGCAGTTACTCAAGGAAGTCTGCCCTGCCTGCAAGCCGGAAGTGTTTCAGGGCGTGAAGGTGACCGCGCCGTCGGACAAAAAGATCTGGGACGGCTACGAAGTCGAACCGGAGCGCTACTACTCCCGCGACGGGGAAAATGTCGTCCGCGCCAAAGACGAGCTGCGCCAGGACGTCTGGGACGAATTCAACCGGGATCCGGACGAAGAAGCGCGAGCGAAAAAGCGCGCCACACGGAGAACTGAGCCGCTGTCCGCCACTGAGATCGAGAACGCGAACGCCTGGGGACAGAACGTGCTGCGCCCGGTGCTCGAGGAAGTGGCCAGGAGCTAAGTCGGCTGCCCTCGATTGCGCATCAGCCAATCGAGGCGTTTCAGCCAACCGTCAGCAAATGCGTAAACCTCTTCAAGAGCGTCGTAAGCGTCCGGTCCTTCCACCTTCCGAACCTTTTCGAAGATGATCTTCGCGTCCATCAGAAGGCTGTTTTCCGTGCATTGCAAAACATTGTCGCCGTCCATAGCTGCCGATTTTATCTGACCCATGCCCCTGCGTCCTGAAAATCTCGAGATCGCCGATTCGGTTCGCCTGCTCGACAAACTGAAGAGCGAGAGCCCGACCGGATTGAACAAGCTCGACGTCATCGACGCGGAGAAGCGGCTCACGCGGATCCTGAAAACTTCCGAAGGCCGCGAAGCGCTCAAGCGCGTCACCGGATTGCACGAAGCCGTCTTCGCCGCCGACGTCGAGCAGGAGCAGGAAAAGCTTCCGATCGTCGCCGTGCTGATGCCAAGCTACCGCCTCCCTGCCCCGCAGGCCTGGGAAGGGCTGAACAAGATGCTGCGCGCCAGCATGAATGTCTGCCGGCCGTTCATGGAGCCGACGATCCGCCAGTCGGTCGTGCACTGGTCGCGCAACTATTGTTTGTCGCTGCTGCTGAAGAGCATGAAGCCGTGGGATTACGTGCTGTTCCTCGATGACGACATCGTCATGCCGATCGATGGGCTTGCGAAGATGCTGGCGCACAAGAAAGACGTCGTCGCCGCGGCCTGCACGGTTCGCGTGGATCCGCCGATGCCGAACTTCCGCACCTACGATCCGGAGCAACGGTTGTTCTGCCCCTGTCTTGACTGGTCGCGCGAAGGCCTCCTCGGAGAAGACATTCTGCTCGGCGCCGGCACGGGCGCGATGCTGATCTCCAAAGCCTGTCTGACGCGGGTAGCGGAGTATTACATCAACTGCAAGTACGAACAAAAGTTCTATGGTCTCGCCGGCCAGGCACTCGACAAGTTGCAGACCGGCCGGCAGCGGATCGCCAAGCAAACGTCCGACTTCTGGTGGTTCGAGTTCCTGAAGCAGCCGGACGGCATGGGCGAATTCGGCGAGGATATTTCGTTCTGCTTCAAGTGCATCGAGCTGGGGATCCGGATCCACGTCGACACCACGGTGCGGCCGAAGCACATGGGCGACTACGGCTTCAACCTGGACGACTACCAGGACTGCCGCGCGGACTTCAAAGAGCAGCTCGCCGCGCGCGCCACGCCGATGGTCAACTCGGAACTGATCGTTTCCCCGATGCAGCCTGCCCCGATGCAGCAGCCGGTCGTTTCTGAGCTGGAGAAAGAGGAGCCATGCCCGGCATAGGCGGCTTCAGCTGGGAGCAGGTCAAGCAGGCGGCGAACCGGCGCACGGAAAAGCGCGGAGCCTCGCTCGATCTGGACGCGGAACTCTTTGTCGCGCTGCAGGAGATCTGTCTCGAAACCCGCTGGTGGTGGCGCCGCCGGATCTCAAAGTTCACACTCACCGCGGGGACACCGCAGTACGATCTGACCAGCGCGACCGGCTTCAACGCCGCGGACCTGCAGCAGATCGCAAAAAACGGCCTGAAGCTTTACTATCCCGGCACGCCACCCGTACAGCCGCCGCCGAACCCGTGGCAGAACAATCCCTGGATCGGCCCGGAGCCGGTCTTCGATGCGGACGAGCAGGACCAGATCATTGCGCTGCAGTCGACCTACCCGCCGACCACACCTTGCCGCTACTTCCTGAATCCGGGCGCGATCACGACGCTGTGGTTCGATCCGATCCCGGATGCGCCCTACGTCGCGACGCTGGCCTACTGGGCGGTTCCGAACTACACCGCCGACAACGCGCCGCAGGTGATTCCGCTCATGCCGGCGTGGATGCAGCCGGCGCTGATCAAAAAGCTGGAGTCGCAGATCCTCGCCTTCCTGGGCGAAGAGTTTGCCGAGAAATATGAAGCCTCGATGAAAGAGTACGGCCGCGACATCGAGCGGGCGAAGCTCTACCGGCAATTTGCGGACGGGTACGTGCAGCAGTTCAAATCGAACTCCGAGCAGGACGCGGTGCAGAGCACGCGCTAGAAAAGTTTCCTTCAGACTTTCCAGAGTTTCCGTCAGACTTTTTCCCTTCTCTCTTTCCTCATGCTGAAGCCAGTCGACACCTACCCCGCCGGGGGAGTGGATTCCCGCTCGAACCCGGTGAACATGCCGCCCGGGCGGTATCTGTTCGTGCGCGATTTCTGGCCGCAACAGGACGGCAGCTTCCGGCTTCGCGACGGCTACTCGCTCTACACCGCGGGCGTGCAGTCGAACGTTTCGATCTATTCGATCACGCCGGTCGTGGGCCCCGGGCCGGACTATAAGCCGCTGATTGTTTTCTGGCAGGACAAGGTTCCCTACACCTACGATCCGTTTGGCGGAACGATTACCTCGCCGACGGTGAAGGGCGCAGTGATCGCCTCCAGTGCACGCTGGACCTACTTCTATACCAACGGACACTTGCACGCCTTCAACGGCACCGATGCGAAGTGGTACGACGGGGTGTACTGGCGCGATATCGGTTTGCCCACGCTGACGGCCGCGCAGCTGGCGACCATCAACGTCGTTACCGGGCTTGAAGCCATTACGCCCACGGAGGCGGCATCGGCCACGCTGGCCTTTGGCGCGGGCGGCTCCTGGAGCGGAGTGACGGCCAGCCTGGTTTACTTCGCCTTCTTCGATCGCGCGACGAATCTGCTGATGGCTTCCTCGCTCCCGCTCAGCGCAGCGCTGATCAACAATTCCGCCAGCGGCCAGCAGTTGAACGTCGGCAACCTGCCCACCAATCCCACTGCAAGCGTGGTCGGACTTCTCGCGCTGAATGTGAACGGCGGACCGGGCGCGAGTTTCGTCATTCCCGCGCCCTCTTCGGTCGCAGGCAGTATGACCGCCGCGGGAACCACGGTCACCGTCGATGCGCCCGGACACGGATACACCACCGGCGACGTCGTGGTCATCGACGAGTCCGGCTTCACCTGGCCCACCAACGGTCCCTTCGCCGTCACGGTGATTGACGCCAATCACTTCAGTTTTCAGAGCCCGGATGCGGCCAGTTACGTCACGGGTTCCTCGATCGCCTTCGTCAAGCTGCAGGTGGTGCCGAACGGAACCACTTCGGCGGTCATCGCGGATAACCTCACGGCGCCTGGTCAGGGAACAGCGACCAGCGCCAGCGGAGAGATTCTCCTGCCCTACGAAGACGCGCCCGGCTCGAATGGAATTCCGGCGTCTTCGATCGGCGGCGCGCAGCCCGGCTATCAGCTCTACGCTTCGATCTACAACCCGACGACGGGACACGTCGGCAACCGGCAACCCCTCGGGATTCGCATCGCAAACACGGGAAACGCCGTGTTCCTGCTCTCCGGCCTGCCTTCTCTTACGGACTCCGAGTGGGTGCTGCTGATCGGCCGAACCTCGGACGGCGCGGAAATTCCTTACGCGATCGACGACGTGAATGGCAACTGGATTACCACCGCATCGAACACGGCCACTTCGCTGAGCATCACGTCCTCGACGATCGACGGCAATTCCGAACTGCCCTCGCGCAACTACCCGCCTCCGGGAACACTCGATTACAACTACCAGCTCTCGCTTTTACCCGGCGGATCGGCGCAGAATCCTCCGGTCTCGGGCACGTTCTTTGCAGCATGGGTGGAATCGGATCACTGCTGCGGAGTGTTCAACGGCCAGCCCACCATCTATCGCTCGGGCTCCGCGCTCGACATGCGCGAAGGCGTGTTTGTCGGACTGCCAGAACAGTGCTGGGACCCGGCCGACATCGAAACCTTTCCGACCGGCGCGCCGATCACCGGCGGACAAGGCTACCAGGGGGAGAGCTGGGTCTACAGCATCACCGATTGCGCCGTGCTGATGGAGCTTGCGGGCGAGACCAGCTGGCAAGGGCCGTGGAACGTGGGACTCGCGGGACAGTACGCCTGGACGCGGGGTTGGCAGAACATGCCGTTCTGGATCACCGGAGAAAAGCAGCTGGCTACGGTCTCCAGCGGCGGCTACCTGCAGATGGGCGGCATGACGACGAACGCGGCCTCCGGTCCGATCATCATCTCCGACGAATACGAAGCGGCGCTGCTCTCGCAGATCGGCAGCAACTACCTGAGCGAGACCGAAGTTCTCTACATCCGCAAACCCGCCGAGCGCGTCGAAGTCCTGCGCATCCACGCCCGCGACGTCAACGGGAACCCGCTCACCATCATCCATGATTTCAACTTGCGAGACGGCAACAGCCCCTACGGGCAAGGCTACATGGAAGCCTTTCAGGGAGAGCTGGGAGAGAATCCGGCCCCAACGTTTGCCGTGGTACGCGATCAGAGCTGGCAGCTGCAGGTCCTCGCCGGGGCGAAGGACGGCAACCTCTACGAACTGTATTCGGGCAGCAGCGACGACGGCACGAACTTCACCGCGCAGGCCCTGGGCCTGATCTACATCGGCCCGGAGCGGACAGCGATTAAATATCTCGAATGGTACGGCGACCAGAACGCGGAATTTTTCATCACTTCGGATTTAACCATCCCGTTCGATTCCTCGCAGATGGAAGCGCTGTGCGTCGACACGCCCGATGCAGTCCAGGGAGACGAGAAAGCCCAGCACTGGACGGTTGACATCTCGAAGCCGGAGATGATTCACGCCTACCTGCTGCTGCAGCTGAAATCGCATCCGGCGGATGGCAGCGTAGCCTTGAACTCGCCGCCGCATATTCCGCTCGAAAGCTACGGGAGAGTATGGCTGGTGACTCCGCTGGCAGGAGTCAGCCGGGGAAAGTGAAGAGTCACTACGCGGCGAGCGCGCCGCTTGATACCCTTCAGTCATGAGCAGCGACGAAGACCAACTCAACGAATTACTGGCGAAGGAACCGGAGCCGCGCAAACCGCGGCGGGGCGACGAGCCGAACAAAGAGGACGTAGTACAGCCGTCGACGCCGACCGCGAGCATGGCGCAAGGTGTGGACTATTGCCAGTGGAGCTCCGGACCAAATGACACGTTTCGTCCGAGCGGTCCGCGGCGGGAAAAACTGCCGAGCGGCATCTACACCGTCGACAGCGATCAGATGGGACCCTACTTCATTCGCACCAAGGTCGTCACGGATAACCTCATCGAACTGGACGATGCGGCAACGGCGCGCGTGCTCTCTTCGCTGCGAAAGTTCTGGAAGTCGCGCGCGCAGTATCAAAAGCGCGGCGTGCTCTACAAGCGCGGCCTTCTGCTCTGGGGCCCGGCGGGAAGCGGCAAGACGGCGACTCTCGGCCTTTTGATGGCGGAACTGCTGCGCATGGATGGGCTGGTTTTTATCTGCCAGAATCCGGCGCTGCTGAGCACAATGCTTTCAGTCCTTCGGCGCATCGAGCCCGAGCGAAATCTGATCGTGGTCCTCGAAGACATCGACGAGCTGGTCCAGCGCTTCGGCGAACATGATCTGCTGGCGCTGCTCGACGGCGAAACCCAGATCGACAATGTCGTGAACATCGCGACGACAAATTATCCGGAACGGCTGGGCGCGCGCATCGTGAACCGTCCCAGTCGCTTCGACGAGCGCATCCTGGTCGGGATGCCAAACCCTCCAGCGCGCGAGAAATATCTGCGCCACATCACGCGGCACGAGAACATGCCGGATAAGATGCTCGCCCACTGGGTCAAGAAAACCGATGGCTTCAGCGTGGCCCACTTGCGCGAACTCGTGATCGCAGTGTTCTGCCTCGATCAATCGTTCGAGGAAGTGCTGGAACGGCTCTCGAAGATGCAGTTTCAGCCGCGGCCGCTGAAAGAGTTTCTGCGCCCCGCACCTCCCGGATTCGCACCGCAGAATGAAGGCGGCGCTTTAACAGGAGCCGGCACAAGCGCCAGTCGATAAGTCGTGAAGTCCTTCATCCAATCGATCGCGGGCGCCAACTACGCCCAACGCGCCGTCGAGAAATACAACATGGCCGCGCAGATTCGCCAGCGCGGCACGCCGCAAAATGCGATGCCACCGCGGGATATCCAGGTGCAGTCCGCGGCCGGAGGGGTCCAGGTCAGCTGGAAGCTTCCCACCTCGCACGACAACATCGCCGGCTGGCGCATCTACGTGAACAACGAATCGAATCTCGCGGCGCAGATTCGCGACAAGGGTACGCGGCAAATGTTTATCCCGCTTGGATCGAGCAGCAGCCCGTCGCCGGCGAATATCATGGTTTCTTCGTTCACCACGCTCGGTCGGGAAAGCTCGAAAGTGGTGAAGCAGGGCACGCCGAACACGCAATCAGCAACGACAACGGTTCCAACGGTGCCACCCGGTTATGACGCGGAGTCGGCCGGCGGCGTGAACCGCGGCCTGATCCGCTTCAATGGCGAATCGCAGTACGTGCACTCGTAACCCTCTTCCCCGAACGTTTCTCTTCAGACTTCTCACTTCGACTTCGACCTTCGACTTCTCGCTTCGACTTCCGACTTTCATGCGCAGAGTGCTTCCTCTCGATTTCAACAGCGCCGGCGGCTACTTCATGCCGAAGGATCCGCACCTTCACCGGCTGGCCGTCCAGTTCGCGGAAAAAGAGCTGGCCGAGATGCCGAACTTTTCCGAGTACGCGCGCGTCTGGGTCTCGGCCGAAGTCGACGAGAACGAAGTACCGGTTTCCATCCACGGCGCGATCGGCTTCGTCATGCGGCCGGACGTCGTGCTCTGCCGCGCGCTCGATCGCAAGGCCATGGTCGGGCTCTATCTGCGAACCAATTCCTACCTCGCCGACAACGGGGCCCGCGGCTACGACACGCTGGTCTATATCAACCCGGACGAAGCTCCGGAGCAGAAGTGCGCGCACCAGAAAGAAACACTCGAAGCGCTGAAGATGAAGCCGGCCAATCGCTGGCTGATTACCGTTCGATAGATCAGGTTCGATAAACAAACGGGGAAACCACGATGGGCGGCGGACCGAGCTCCACTCAAAAAGCAGCGCAGCAGCAGCAGCTCTCGAACGCGCAACAGGAAGGCCAGCTCGCCGGACAAAGCGGGCAGGAGTTCCAGTCCCTCTACGGCCAGACCTCGCCGTTCTACACCGGGGAGATGACCAACGGACTTCCCTTCTACAACAACCTGACCGACTTCGCTTCGGGAACCACGGCGCAAGCCTACGCGCCGGCGAAAGCCGCGTATCTGCGCAACGAGTCGACGATGGGCGCGCTGCCCTCCGGTTCGAAGGCCGCGGGCATGAACGACATCAACGAAGCGGAAGCGAAGAATTTCGACTCCACGTTGACCGGCAACATGTTCGCGCAGCAGCAGGCGAAGCAGCAGGGAGCCGCGGGACTCTCCGGGCTGATGCAGACGGTCAATCCGGCCGCGTTCTACGGCGGATCGAGTTCGGCCGCGCAGGGAGCGACGCAACCGCTGCAGGCGCAGCAGAATCCCTGGATGGGCATTCTGGGCGGCGCGATCTCGGGAGCGGCCAAGGCAATTCCGTTCTAGCAGTTTGGTCAAATCAATTTTCGGAAGAGCAGTTTCGGAGAACACAGTCATGGGCGGATCACTGGGCGGGGCTTTCAGCGGGCAGGGACAGGGCGCAAACGGCGGGGGAAGTTTCCTGCAGAACCTGATTCAGGGCACAACCAAAGGCGCGCTCACGGCCGCGGGCAACGGCTTGCAGAAACAGCCCACGCCACCGAACGGTGGTACGCCTCCCTCTCCGGCTCCCACTCCGGTCGATCCGCGGTTCTTTCAGCCCACGGCGGCCCCGGCTCCTGCAGGCGGCGGGTACGGCGGTTCGCCCTCGTCCGCGTTCTACGGCTAGCTTTCTGATCGCGTAATTCCTTCGTCGCTTCAAAGACTCTTATGGGCGGACTCTCACTCACTAATCCCGGCCTCGCCTTTCCTGACGGCTCGATCGATCCCACTACCGGGCAACCGATCGTCAAGCCGCGGGTGCAGTTTTTCCCGAACAATGCCGCGCGCGCCCTTGCCTTCGCGAAGCAGCAGAATGCCGCGGTGCAGCCGTCGACCTCGGACGTCTCCGGAGGAATCGCCGCGCCGGGTGAGACGCCGAACAATGTGCCGTCGGTGGTCGCGCCGCCGTCTTCCCCCGTTCCGAGTTTCTTCAAACCAAGCTTCAGCTCGACGACCACTGATCCAACAACTGGGATGCAGGCTCCAGTCAACGCTGCACAGACCAAACTCGGCAAGCTAGTTTCGATTCTCGGGGCGGCCGCGCGGGGTGCAATCGCAGGATATGGCTACGGCAACGCAGCGCAGGGAGCCGCGGCCGCGCGCGAAGTTCCCTTTCAAGAGGCAGAGCAACGCGCACAGCTGCAGCAGCAAGGGGCGCAGACGGCTCTCACCCGGGAACAGGCTTCGATGGTGCCGACGCCAATGGGTCCGATGCCGCTGGGAATGGCGCGATACATATTCCCGTCCCTGATCAACGCAGGCGCGAAAGTACAAAGTGCGAACATCGGGGCGCAGAGCCGACAGGCGGTGGCGCAAACCAACAAGCGATTCTTGACGGTGCCCAACGTGGGAGTCTACGACACGCAAACTCTGGACCCGAGCGGCCGTCCCTCGCTGATTCCGGGTAGTGCACAAGGAATCACCATTACTCCCGATTTCGCGCAGGAACACGGATTGGGTGATCAATGGGTCGGTAAGAACGTAAAGCTCTCTGACCTTGTGGCGATGGAAAACGTGGAATCGAAGTACGCGCCCACAACGACGAGCGAATCCTCTTCGACGGATTTGATGGGGAACACCAGCACGAAGCGAACCCAGCAGAAAGTTGCTCCGGGCGGAGCTGCCCCGGCGACATTCGTGCAGCGCACCGCGGGCGGACCGCTGCTGCAGCAGGGCGGAACGCCCCAAACGCCGAACGCCCAGCCCCGCGCGACTTCTGCGACGGGTGTGATTCCGAAGGCAGCAGCATCCAGCTCCACGCCTACACCGGTTCCGTCCGAGCTGCAGCTTGCTCCGGATGCGGAGCAACGTCTCGCGAATTCCGGACTAAACGCGCAAACGCAGTCTTATGTGCGCGGACTCTTGAACTACCGCGGACAGATGCCCTCGCCGCGCGCGAAGAATTATGCCGCCACGCTCGCAACGTTGACCTCGATCGATCCTAGCTTCGATGCGCCGAATTACGACGCGCGCCGCAAGGTCGCGATGGACTATTCCGCGGGCGGTTCGGTCGGAAAACAAGCGATGTCGTTCAACACCGCGATCGCTCATCTGGGAATGCTGCAGGACGCGGCCGACGCGCTGAAGAACCAGCAAGTCCCGATCCTCAATCGCATCGCGAACTTCTTCAAGGTCCAGACGGGCGGCTCGGCCGTCACAACTTTCAACAACATCGCGGACGCCGTCGACGGTGAAGTCTCGAAGACGTTCAAAGGCACGGCCACCGAAGGCGAACTCGCGCGCGTAGGTGCACACTTCAATTCCGCGCTGGGCGCAGATCAGATTCAAAACAACATCAAATCGACCGTGGGACTGCTCAGCGGGAAAATGGGCGAGATGGAATCGGCGTATCAGCAGCCGCCTCCGGTTGGAATGGGAAAACCGATCAGCCTCGTCAGTCCGCAGGCGAAGCAAACGCTGCAGAAGCTCGCCGGATCGGGCGGCGGAAACGCTGGCGCGGTCCGCACCTATCAGGGTCATCAGTACGCGCAGCAGTCGGACGGAAGCTGGAAGCTGCAGCAATAATTCATGGGCGCTCCGCAAACACTACCGGCGAACTTTCAGGGCTGGGATAAACCGCCCGCGACGCTCCCTGCGGATTTCAAGGGCTGGGATTCGCCGCCCGCTGCAGCGAAGCCCACCGTCCTGAGCAATCTCGGCCTCACCGAAGGACCGGACGTACAGATCACCGATTATCCGCACGCGACTCTTTCCGGCATTCAATCGATCGGCCGCGGCGTGCGCGGAGCCGTCAAAGGCGTCGGTCATCTGATCGCGCATCCGATCGACACCGCGAAGAGCCTGGCCGAACTTCCTTCCCAAGCTGCGCAGGTCCCGGCCGCAATCAGCGACATCAACGCCTCGCCCGATCCCGTGGGCACTTACGCAAAAGCCGCGCAGGAAACCGCCGGGCAAGGCGCAGGACAGGCTCTCGTCGCGCTGGGAACCGAAGGTCTCGCAAAAGCAGCTCCGGCGGTGACGAACGCAACCGGACCGGTGATCGGGAGAGTCGTGCGGGCCTCTGCGCGCGCGGCGAACAAAGCCCTGGAGAAAGCTCCCGCCACGGTCGGAACTACGGTGGGCGGCGCGCTGGGCGCCGCCTCGCGCATTCCTTACGGCACGGAAGCCGGAGCCGCACTCGGTTCGATCATCGGCAAAGAATTGCTACCGAAAGTCCGCGTTCCCGGTGAAGGTTTCGGACTGCCCGACAGTGTGACTGGCGGACCCGCATCAGCTCCGCCCTACACTCCACCTGCGCCCGAACCACCCGCGGTGAACCCCGGCGCGCCGATGCCCGAAGCGCCCGATCCCGCGCTCCTGCAGGCGAACTCCCTTCTGCGCGGACCGCAACCGGTGAGCAATCCAGCCGATGCGCTCGAAAGCCTCCCGGTTAAACGCGCCGCAACTGCTGCACCGTCGAACGTCCGCATTCCCGGCCAGATCGCCCCGGAGATGATCCGTCCTCGTGCTTTCACCGCGCGCACCGCCGAACCAATCCCGCCGCGCTCCGGACTCGCACTTCCTCCCGCTTCCGTTCCGGGCAGCCAGATTCCGATCCGCGGCTTCCGTCCGCTCAACCCGATTCCGGAAACGCCACCAACGGCTCCGGCAGCACCAGCAGCACCCGCGCCGAATCTCCTGCTCGAAGAACCTCGCCCGGCATTTGATGCTCCGGTGAAAGCTCCCAAGGGACGCTCTGATCTTCTCGATGATCAAGCGATTCAGGAAGACATGCGCAACTACCTCGACCGGCAGCAGCGCGCGATCGACATGGACGCTTCCCGGAGATGGTGGGCCGCGAACGGACCGCAGACCACAAAAGGGGCGCTGATCGAACAGGCGGGCGGAAAACTTCCAAGCACTCAGACGGCCGCGGCGGCGACAACGCCAGCTCCGAAAGCCGCCGCGGCGAAACCTGCTACTGCACCGAATTCGAGCTTGCCGGAAACTGCAGCAACAGACGATCTGACAGGGATTCTGAAGAAGTCTCTGGCCGCGGTGAAACGGGCGAAGGCGCAGGCGGCGAAGCGAGTTTCGAATTGAAGATTCCGTTCCAGGGTTCGTAGATCGATGGGTCTTTCATGCAACAAGTTCTCCTTCCGGGTTTCGGATTGAAAGTATGCACCCGCAAAAGCAGTTTGCCAATAGCACCGAGTAGCTAATCACTCCATGAAACTCCGTTTCTCTTCCCCGCTGATTTCCGGGCTGACCTTTGCCTTGATGCTCGTGCTCTGCGCAGTCTTTGCAGGAGGAAATTAACATCGGAGGAACCTTAGGTCCGAAGTCGTTTCCCTGGCCGTCAACGATCGGCGGATCGCAGGCTGCTTCCCCGCTGACTCAGTCCATGGCGCCGGGCCAGGTCGGCGGAACTTCCGCGTCTTCGAGTGCAGCTCCAACATCGACCCTGCAGCCGCGCGCGAGCATGCCGCAAGCTCCGCCCCAGGCGCCGCTCGCTCCGATCGCCGGACCGACCGCGCCGAATCTGCCCATCCGGAGCCCGCTTGCGGGCCTTGGCGTTCCACGCTCGTCTTCGGCCTTCTACGGATAATTCGAACATGAAACCGCCTTTCTTCCAAACGCTTCGCCTCAGCCTCGCCGGTGTGACCTGGACTCTGGTCGCCTGCGCTCTGTTCCTCTGCGCTCCGGAAGTTTTCGGGCAGACCGTCCCGGTGCAATCCACGCTCACCGACGGAAGCGGCAGCGCGCCCGGCGGAAAACTCTACCTGCATTTCGCGCTCTATAACTGCGGCGCAAATATTCCGGTGAACTCGTCGACGTCGTCGATCGTCAAGCGCACCTTCGACGTGGTCGCAAATTCGAGCGGCGTGGCCGCGGGCGCCGTCGTACCGAACGACCTGATCAAATGCGGCAACGTGGTCTCGACGCAGTGGACCGTCTCGGTGATGTCGTCGGACAATTCCCCGCTGACCGAGGCGCAGACGTATTTCATCTGCTCATCCGCAGCTACGGGAGTCACCTGCGCGCAACCCTCGCCAGGCGCAACGTTTGATATCTCGACTGCGCTGCCTTCGAGCGTCGCTCCGCCGGCGCCGGGATTTATTCCGCTCTTCGACAATCCGGTCCAGAGCCAGACCCTCAATCAGCCCGGCGGAACGCAGACCAATTTTATCGGCACGATGAACTTCTGCTCGGCGACCGTGCTTTGCGGCGGTGGATCCGGATCGGCGGAGATCACGGTCAACGGCGGAAGCGCGCTGGCTTTCCCTGTCAACTTTCAGAACGGAAGCAACACAACCGTCACCAATCCCACCGGATCGAATGTGCAGTACAACGTCGCGAGCGCGACCAGCTCCGTGCTGGGCGTGCTCGAACTGACGGGCGATTTCGGGGGATCCGCGACAGCGCCGACCGTGGTCAACGGATCGAACATTGTCAACAATTCGATCACCAGCAGCGGTCTTTCGCATACGGGTATCACCGCGGGCAGCTACACCAACGTCAACGAAACCGTCGATGCATCGGGACGGATCACAGCGATTTCGAACGGAAGCGGCGGATCCGGATGCAGTCTCGCGAGCACCGTCAACAACGCAATGGTCTACGTCAACGGATCCGGCAACTGCACCTCGAATCTGGATCTCACCTTCACCGATAGCGTGAATGCGAAAGTCACGATTGGCAGCAGCGGAGGCAACCCCGGCATCGTTGACCTG